AAATTTCCACTTATCCTTCAAATAGTTTGGGTCTGTTCGTGTCATTCTCTCTCAATATTAGCTTTACTTGTTTCCTTTGGTTGAAAACCAATCTGTGATGTATTTTTCTGTTCATTTTGTTGAATATTATCTTGAAGACTTGCAGGTCTATTGAACTTTACTTTAAGGCCTAACTGTTGCCATAAATCCTGTTCTAATAAAACCTGTCTAAATGTATATATAGGCTCAAATATCAGATAACCGATTTTTGATGCTCCCTCGCTTAAAGCATCAGGAGATGCGATAACCTTAGGAATTCCTACTGCTAAATAAAAATAATTCTCTAAACTTTGTATCCAATTAATCGGATCTTGAATGTTTATTGTGTCTTGTTGAATTTGAACTGTGCCTTTTGGAATAACTAAAACCTCTCCTTTTTTTATTGCATCTTTATACTCACTCATAAACTTATTTCTTTTTGTTATGTCATCTGTATCTACTTCTATAATCCTCACAGGCACAACATTTCGATGTAATACAATTCGATAATCTCTCCTTGCTTCTTCAATCGCATCAATAGTCCATTTACAACATTCTATGACAGATGTTCCTTTTTGTTCGTCTCCTATCCTGTCATTTGACATATGAAAAATATTCTCAGGCTTAAACTTCTTAAAAGGCTCAGGTTTCCCTGTATCTTTATTCCATCTAACCTGTTCATATCTTTTGATTAATCCGTTTTTTCCATAAACCACTCTCATTCTTTCAGGAGAAATTGGTTTTAAATTAATCAATCTGTCTCTTCCTGAGTAGTCTTTTTCTCTAATGATCTCTGCAAAGGCATCTCCGATAATCATAGAAGTAACTCCCATATTCCACATTAAATTTTGAAATGTGTCTTCTCCAACGCCTCTTAAATATTCAAGAGTTAAATTTGTATAAGGATCTGCATCAAATCCTTTTCCAACAACATAAATCCATAATGTATCAATCGCCTTTTTTAATTGTCCGTATTTCTTATAATATCCTAAATATTCCTTTGACATCGGAAAATCTACAAAAACTTCGTCTCCCTCTGAATATTCCAGAGAGTGTGATCCTGTGGAATAAGACCTTATGTTTAGGTCTGTGGGTGTTGCTTTGGATATGTCTAATTCTGCCATTTTATAAATCTATCCTGAAAGGTATATTTACTATTAAATCTGTGGGGTGTGTTTCTATTCCGTATTGGTCAGTTGAAGTTCCTAAATCATCTCCCGCTTTATTAATATATTCTTTAGCGGTTAAAAAATTATAAGGGTCGTGGAATAAATAATAAACAGAAGAATTTGATGTTCCGCTTGTTAGATGTCCATATAAAATAATCTTAGCCCTTATTATATCTCCTCTTCCTAAAGGCACAACATTCTCTAATAAAGGAAGAATTAAAGTTTGCCTGATTATTGTTCCTGTAGTATAATAAGTAGCTTCTTCTCCTTCTATTTGGTTTGTGAGATTTATAGTATTTTCCCCTCTTATCACTTTAATTTGAGCGTCAATTCTTATATTTCCTGTTGCAGTTCCACTATCCCATCTCCCTGCTGCACCTAAAGTTTCAATAAAACAACGCCCTTGAAGAATAAGAGGTTTATTAACTTCAAAATCAAATTCTCTTGTTATTAGTGGTTTTATATCTCCTTTGTTGGCAGAGTTAATTCTTGCATAAGGGGGGCGAGAAGTGATTTTTCTCCCTATTAAAATATTATTTCCCCCTGTAGAAAGGGCATAAAGGCTTATTAATCCTGAATTTTGCTGCAAATCTTTCCATTCATAACTTCCTATAACTCCTTCTCCTGTCTTGATAAAACTCTTCTTCTCCATTAAAGGAGCTTCACCCATAAATCTTGTTCTTCTTGCCATTATTCCACCTCTCCTTTAATTATGAATGTTCTGAATTTTTCATCTCTTAGAAGGTTAATATTATCCACTAACTTGCTATAAAGAACATCTAACATAACTTGAGCTTCCATTCTTGATGTGAAGCCAGACATATTGTTGTCGATAACTGAAATTGCAGCGTGACAACTTACAGCGTCTTTTAAAAATTCTTTTGCTATATCAGAAATATTATTATAATTATCAATCCAATTCTCCCTTGAATGAGCACAGACAAAAGCCTCAGCTTGATTTATTAATGATGTGTATTCTGCGTCTGTCAGTTCTGTTGCGTGTTCTCCTGCTTTCAATTGCACATCTTCTTTCACACATAATGTTTCAGTCATTTTCTCATTATAGAGCTAATTCTTAAATGCTCTAGCTTTCTATTTAATTGGTCTATAAAATCTATTATGGCAAAAGCGTCATTGGAAATAACTTGTTTATCTTCAGGAAGCTTCTCATGTTTAGCTGCTTCTTCTGTGCAGACATACTGCTTAACAGACCTAATTTGGACTTCCTTTTTTTCTACAGGCTCTTTTTCTTTTTCCATACTATATACTATTAATCCATATATTTAAACTTTTGTATTTTATCGCCCACGCACACCTAATCAAACTCTCTGCGATGTGCGTGTATGTTCCAAAGATTTTAAGGTGTGTGCGTCCTCTTGTGTCTTTTGTATAATCATATTGAACAGATTTAAGGCTTTGAAAGATCTCAGGATCATCTAATAACTCAATTTGCCCTGTTTCCATAAGCATTAATAGATTATTATACAAATGTTCTTTTAATAATCGAACTTTTTGAGTTTCATCATTATCAAGGATCCTTTTAGAGTTATTGATCGGCACAATTTTCCTTTTAGTCGTGTCTTCGTCTAAAAGATGATCATAAACTCCTACTCCTATTCCCTCATCATCAATAAAGATCTTTTGAAAATCATAAAGTTGATTTAACTCAATTATATGCTTAGTACTTTGGTATAATAAAGTTCTTCTTGTGATTTGTTGTTCAACCTGAATTAATTTTTTGTCTTGTATCTTAACAATTGCGAATGTACTCTCATCATCTCCCATTCTCGCTAAATCTACGCCTAAAAAATAGTCTTCATTTTTGTATATTCTCTCAGGTCGCTTTCGTTTCATACATTCCCTTATCAAATTATCAGGAAAAAACTGCATAAGTTCATCAACAAACTCGCCCAAATACTCCTGAGCATATTCTCTTTTAGTCATTCTTTCCCTTTCTTGATCTAAAAACGCTTGTGAAATTCGAGGGCAGTCTTCACTTGAAATGTGAAAGGTTTTAAATGATGGATCTTTAAACGCTCTCGCGAAATAATTTTGTCTCCCGAAAGGTGTTGATAATAAGACAATTCTTCCGCCTTTTCGTGCCGCAAGTGCAGGAGTTACCGCTGAGAATACATCGTCAGGTATAAATGCGGCCTCATCTGCAATTAAAAGATCTATTGTGAAACCTCTAATCCCATAACCGCTTAAACCTGTTGGTAGGCAATAAATCACAGATCCGTTTCTTAACTGAATTTTGCTTTTTGTAGGCCTGTTTTTCCCTGTTTTAACCATATGTCTGTGAGTATTTTCAATATAAGCCAAGACCTTTTCAAACAATAAGAACGCTTGTCTTTCCACAGATGCGATGATCATTACACATTTAGACCTATTTTTAACCGCATATTCTCCTGCTAAAACGCTAATTGCTGTTGATTTTCCAACCTGTCGCCCACTTCTTAAAGCGATATTTCCCTCAGAATTAATAATCTCTTTCTGCCAATCATCTAACTTCAAATTTAACATCAAACTCTCCTTTATTCAACCATTTAAGATCCTCATATAATTTTTTCTCTCGTGAGAGTTCATAATTATCGGGTTTTGCTTGAATAAAAAGGATTTTGTTTGTGTTTTTGTTAATTGCGAAGATATCTATTGGAGATTTAGACCCCGCTGTTCGTTGTGCGATCTCGTATCCTTGATTTTTAAGTTCTTTAACGATTTTATACTCTTTTCTTCTTCCCTTGACGTAGTTTTTATTTGGCATCTTTTTTCTTTTTTTTCTTATTAAAAAAAGCGAGGAGAAGAGGTGTAATGAGAAAACTCCTCGCTTATGGGTATGTGGGAAAGGGGGTTTATATTTTTTTCTTTTTTTTTATTTTAAAAATTTCTTTTTCTTTTTCTTTTTTGTTTTTTTGTTTTTTTTATTTTAAAAAATT